GGGTAATTTCGTCGGTCGGCCACATAAATATCTGGTCTTGCGTGCTGAAGACAGATAGACGCTCAGTATTCCATGAATCAATCATCTGATTCATGGCGGTCAGCGCGTCTTGTGCAGCCTGTGGGGAAGGTTCTTCACCTTCGGCCAGTTGGCCAATTAGCCGCAATGATGCTTTAATCTGGTCAAAGGCGGTTGCCATTCCTTAGCTCCTTATGCCGCTTCCTCTACGACTGTGCGGGTGCGACGACGTTTAGTTTCCAATTCATTGGACGGTGCCGCTGCTTCGGGAGCCGAAGGCGTTTCAGGAGTATACCTTACCCAGCCGTTTTCCTCATCTGCTAAGGCTTCCTGTTCCATCGTGGCGACTTTCGTGCCATGAAGTTCATGTCTCAAATATATGATCATTTGTAAACGGGGCCGAAGCCCCGCCTATATTAAGCAACAACTGCAAATTGCCACTTGGTGCCGTCAGACACAAACAGCTTACCAGCGCCAGTAGCGTTGCTGGTAGTAGCGATTGAGCCTTTAGCTGCCGTAGTGGTAGTGGAGTTGGCAGTAATTGCGGTGGACAAAAAATACAGACCAGCGACAGCATTGCTGACTGCGACATCACCAGTAGAAGCAAGAGAAGCAGCCGAGACTGCACCTGTTACTGACACACTGTCGAATTGCGGATCGGCATATGCCACGCCTACAGCTTTAGTATTAGGCATGATCTATCCTTTAAAGAAGGGGGCCGAAGCCCCCTAGAATTAAGCAATACGGTACAGAGTCCAAGCACCGTCGCCGGTTTTACGGGCACGGAAAGCTTGAGCAGTACCAGCAGTAGCAACAACAGTCGCCAGACCAACAATCGTCCAGCCAGTGCCGGCTACCAGCGTGATGACGCCAGAGCTGGAACCATCGACGTTGATAACTGAAAAGTCAAACGAAACGCCTGGCTTAGTTGCTGCTGGCAGAGCTGCTTCCAGATCAGACACGGTTGGCAGCGTGTAGCTTGCTGCGGAAGTGCCTGGGCTGCCCAGCAGGATGCCGTTCAGAACTTGAGCTGCGGTCAGAGTTGCGGTGGCAGTTGCAGTTGCTGGAACTGGAACCGAACGGATAATTGCTTCATTAAGGTTGCCATCACCGATTTGATAGCCGCCCGAACCATTAGGAAGTGCCATGATATTTTCCTCAAAAAAGTTTTAAAAAGGGTGCCGAAGCACCCCTTCAGGTTAGCCCCAGATACGGCAAGCCATTTGTGGGCGGATCGTGCTGTAGCCGTACAGAACGTCAATACGGCAAGGCATACGGTCATTGTTGATGTCGTATTGACGAACAATACGCATCGAAATGCCGTTGTGAACTTGGCGGGAAGCCATGTCAACGCCTTGTGGCATCAGCAGGTCAGCGGTCGCAAATGTGATTGCATCCTTGTGGTAGACCAAGTTTTGTGCATAGCTCGAAGCAGCAGAGCCAACCATCGTAACAACTGCGGAAGCTTGTGGGAACGCATTGATCGTTGCCAGAGCTTGGTCAGCAGTGTACATAGCTGGAGATACGCTCAGAGTAGCGGTGGATGAACCGGAAGTCGCAGCAGTCACAACGAACTGTTGCAGCGAACCAGTTGATTCACGGGTTTGTGGGTTAACTGCATAGACGCCAGCAACGGTAAACACGTCGCCAACATTCCATGTCTTCGACGAGCCGGTGAAGCTGATACCCAGAGTCGATTGACCTTGAGTCGTGACAGTCGAAGTAACAGTGATCGAAGTGCCCCAATCACCAGTGGTGTGCTGTTTGATCGACTGAGACATGTTGACTTCGTCGAAGCCCAGTACGCCTGTGCCCATCATGCCGTTCTTGAACTGGCGGCTGATGGTGTCTGTTGGGTTAAACAGACCTTTCATGCCTTCAACCAGACCAGCGTTAGCAGCTGGGTTAACAGTTGCGTAGCGTGGCGACATAACAGCAGCATTCTCATTCAGCTTCTGTTGCGCTTGCAGCAGAACCAGTGAAGTCGAAGGCGTGGTGCCTGGAGTACCGACTGACGAATAGATGTTTTTGTATGCGTTAGCAACATCAGCATCAATCGAAGAAGCCAGCTGAGAGATACGAGGTTTCAGAACACGCTCTGCAAAATCGTCCAATTGCATGGTCAATTCAGCAGAAGTGAAGTTAACACCGATGTGCTTCTGCGAAGCAACAGTCAGTGTGGTGAACTGTTCGTTGTCGTCCTGAACTTGCAGGGCGGCACCGTCAGTCACCAGCGCGCGATCCGGTAAACGGATACGCAGTGTGGAACCAATTTTTGCGCCTTCAACGGCGAAAGAATCGTCGTATTGACGATTGACGTTACGAGTGATTACCAGGTTGTTCTCGAGGATTTCGAGAGCCTTACGGGTAATCATGTCGATGGTAAGAATCGAGTTTGCCATGATTTATCCTAAAAAAATTAGCGGTTACGTTGAGCTTCCCACTTCTTGATTTGACGCTGGCGCTCTGCCTCAATCCACTCTGACGTACTCATGTTCTTGATAGAACGTGGGTCAGTCGTGTCATAAGACGGCGCGCCAGTGCCACGACCACTAATTGGTGCTATCGGTGGTGGGGCGCTTGTCGTTTTCTTCAAAATCGGTTCGGAAGCAATCTTGGCCTCCAATTTGCCGATCTCTTTGGCCTGCAAAATAGGCGATAGGCGTGAAATCCGACTAGCTTCATTCGGGTGTGAGCCCAAGTAGTAAGCAAGTTCGGGGCCGATCTCAGAAGCCTGAATAGTCTCAGCCATCGCGTTCGTGATTGGCAGTGCAGGGTTGTATGCGACTTGCTCGAAGTCTTCATACTTAGCCCGCGCGTCCTCTTCACGATCTTGATACGCCTCAAGCATACTCATGCGTTCACGATCAGCTTCACGCTTGGCCAACAATTCCTCTGCCTTGCGTATAGCCAGTGCGTCGGCATACTCATCGACAGAATTGAAATTCTCGACCGGTGGGAGTTCGGCAGGTGCGGCAGGCGCTTCTTGCGCTCGACGTGCCTGTTCTCTTTCCCACTTACGCTGTTCTCTTGCAAGCCGCTTGCCAATCGCAGCATCAAGCTCTTCTTGTGTGAAGACTTTAGCTGGTTTTGGCTCTTCAGTTTCCGGCGCAATTGCTTCGGGTTCCGGTACTGCCGTCGGTTCCGGTTCCGGCGCGGGCACTGCCGCTAGATCATTTTGTACTTCGTCAGACATTGTCGATTCCTAAAGAATCCCAGGTGTGCCGCACCTGTGCGGTATTTCGATTTACTCGTAAATAACTGTTGCGTTTACTGTACCACTGATTACGACATAAATGCCATTTTTAGCATACGCACCGTCGAGCGGCAGCAGGTATGACGTGGCAGCAGCCGGCGTGAACGTTCCCAAAATCGTGGTAGTCGTGGTCGCTGCAGCTGAGTCGTAGACAGTAATGGTCGGGGTGCTAGAAGCTGCGCTGACAAAAATACCCTTCAGCTTACCCGCCATCGGTTTAATGTTGGCCGAAGCCGTGATATAGGTGTAATTTGCCATGTTTTACCTCAAGCAAGAAACTTCAATTTATAGAGCGTTGACATGTACAGCCCTTCAATTTCGTCGATGATATTGTGGATTGCAGTGCATTCCTTATCGACGACCTTGTAGCGCGCAGCATGTATTTCATCTAGCTGATCCTGCAGGAATTCCAAAATATTGCCCTGCTTTTTGGCAGACTGCAATGTAATTGGGCCGATCAGGCCGTACTTGCCCTGATAAGCTTCAGCAAACTTGTCCGCTAGATCAACAATACCGTCGTAAAACTTCTGCAACGCCTTGTGCTTGGCGTAACTGCGGGTGTTCAGATGCACTGAATGAGCCACATCACGACCCAAAAACAGCGTACCTACAAAGTCTGCGGCGTTCATAATTGCGGCTCCTGAGGCGGCATATTCATCATTTCTGGCGGCATTTCAGCCGATTCAGGTGGGATCATACCCATTTCAGGCGGCATTTGCTGCATTTCTTGCGGCATTTCCTGCGGCATAGCCATGTCGCCCATCAGCTGCTGGCTCTGCTGCTGCATCACCAAATCGCCTGTGGTCATCACGTCGCGCAGGGTTTGCATGACGACTTCTTGCACCTGTTCGGGGTTCATAGCGCCAGATATGGCAGTCAGTCGCTGTGTCTCAGCCTGATACGCCTTGATTTCGGCTTCAAAATTCTTACGCTCCAAGTCCTGCACCTCAACCGACTTGCCGACGTTTTGCAGCATCTGCTGGAGCTGATCCAGTTCTTGGCCCATCGCCTCGATCTGCTGCTTGGCCATATGCATCTCGGGGCTGTCGTCTGAACCATCGCCCAGCACTTTCGGGTCGATGACGCGAGCAAACCGCTCGGCCATCTCTTGGGC